ACGTAGCTGTTCCTGTGGATGCTATGGATAAAGCTAATAATTCTGTTCCTGCATTATTTACTGTAAAACCTAAAGGGAATCCCGATGTTCTACTCATTAAATAAATACCATCTACAGAATTATAAGGAGCATTTGCATTATTTGATACTGCATTAAAATCTCCTATAAAGCTAGTACCTCCATTTGTTGTAGATGTTGCTCTAAACCCTGCACCACGATTTGTTCCTGTTGTTGCTGAGTTAGTTGCTTTTATTTGTCCGAATGTTGCAATAGTTGTTTCTACAGTTCCTGTAAACGTAGCACTTGTAGCATTAACCGATGAACTAAACGTAGCTGCTCCTGTAGATGCAAATGATAAATAGCTAACATTATCAGCAGTATTACCAATCCTTAATCCTTTACCAACAGTCCCACTTAAAATTAATGCTTCACCACTTAAAGCACCTGTTATGTATGAGTTATTATTTAAAGCATTTGTAATTAATGTACTGCCATTATTGTTAGTATATTGAATATATTTATTTGTACCTGCGGCTGATAAAGTTACATTATCACTAAACGTAGCACTTGTACCACTTAATGCTCCTGTAAATCTTCCTGTCCCATTTACATCTAGCTTGTATAGGCTTGGATTAGTTGTATAACCTATGCTTGTATTCCCGTGTAATATAGTTGTAGTTATGCTTGTATTTCCTAAAGTAGCCGAATTAGAACCACCACCCCTTGAACCTTCACCAATTACTATTTCATTTGTGTTACCACTTGCGGAGGCATAAGCACCATAGCCAATATAAACGGAATTACTTGATAATTGATTAATTGCACCTGCATTGGTGGACGAACCAGCTGTAATTCCTATCGCTACATTACTATTCCCTGTTGTGTTATTAATTAAAGCATTATTACCTATTGCAGTATTATTACTCCCTGTGGTATTATAATACATTGCATTATTACCTAATGCAGTATTTCCGCTACCTGTGCTATTTAAATTTAAAGCCGTTATACCGACTCTTGTATTTGTAGCAATAGAACCACCGCCTTGACCAATATTAACTCCGTTTACAGTTAAATCATAAGCTCCTAAATTTACTGCTCCTGTTGCCCCTGTATAGGGAACATAACCCGTTAATGCACTTGTTAAAGCCAAAGTACCTGTCGCTGATGGTAGCGTATAGGTGTATGTTCCGTTTGTAATTGTAGAGCCTAAAGTGAGCTGACCTGTGAATGTTCCTGTAACGCCTGTAATATTACCACCACTTGTAATAGATGCTTTTACATTAGTTCCATTAAACCCAAAATTAAATACATTACTAGAATCAACATAAGTTTGCCAATATGCTGTATTAGCAGGGTTATAAATTATACTTAAAGCTCCAGAAGTAAGATTTAAAGTGCTATTTAAAATTACGGCATCTATAAATGTTTTTTGCCCTGCAAATGTTTGAGTTCCTGTGGTTATTAAACCTCTATTACTCGCACTCGCACTCGGAATATTAAAGGTATGAGTATCAACCGAACTTGAGATATTGAAATCAGTCCCTGTACTTCCAACCGCAAAATATTGAGCCTGTTTTGTTAATCCGTTTAAAGCCGTTAAACCATTTGAGAATGTTGTAACTATCTCTGATAAATGATTATCCTCTGTATGTAGCGTTATCGTCCTGCCTGAATGCGTAACGTAAACCCTGATAGCAAGTCTGTCTGTTATTGTTAAAACTGTTTCAGGAATACCAACCGAAGTATAATAAATATCTATTGCCGTTCCATTTGTTATGCCCTCTGGTGTAGTTGCACTAGACCCTAACAAAGTAAATGTAGTGCCGTTATATTTATAAACCTCTACGTAAAATGATGGAGTACCACCGCTTGATGATGCACTAAAGTACATTTCAACGTTCCAATTACCTGCCGGTATTAGTAAAGATGCAGGATCATTTGCGTCTGTTATAAACTGAGCAATATATCCATCAGCTGCTATAGTAAAATCAGTACCTGTTCCAATGACAGGCGTCTTATTCATTTCATAATAGGCATTCCCACCTATTGTACCCTGACTGACTGAGCCGTTTAGATAATAGGCAACCGATGAGCCACCGCCACCAGTTGTTGGGAAATCAGCTAATGCTCCATCGCCTCTAATGTACTGAGATGCTGCACCTATTGCCGTTACTGCCAAAGTTCCTGCGCTTGTAATTGGAGAGTTAGCAACGGAAAAAGCAGCGGGCATCGTTAAGCCAACTGAACTAACTTTGCTATTGATCTGGTTTTGTACTTTGCCAAATGCTTGTAAGATTGTATCAGTAGCAACCACCGCTCCTCCTGTGACCGATAAGCCTGTAAGTAACTTGCTTGTTACTCTAGCATCTGTCACAATACCTCCAACAGTTGTCCTATACGCTATCTGATTGCCTGTTATCGCAATAGGTATGATGTTTGCATCAACTACTGCGCTAGGTAAAGCAGCAAAATCCTTTAAATAAACTCCATTAATTACTGGCATATCTTTTAATTTACAAGTACATATTCATCACCGCCATTATCAACATAGGTATCAGTATCAGATGCCCAAACGTAGAATATTTGATTAGAATCAATTATTGCTCCATATCCTGTTATCGTTCCTGCAAATTTAATAAAATCCTCTGATGTTCCTGTTATCTCCAAATTCTCTAAAAATCCCTCACCTGCATCGCCTTCGTTTGTATCTAGGTTTACCATAGACCAATCCATCATCTTCCTAGACCTGCCTAAATCCTTAATATCATTCCATCCTATGATTGCCTGATCTACGGCATAAACCGCCTCAAAATTTACAGAATAAGAATGCAACTGACCTAACTGCTTTTGTCCCATTTCCTCTGTGCTTTTGCAAGTCTTAATAAAACTAATAGATTCGCTCAAGCTATTGCTTAATAAGCAACCTACTGGCAAGTCATTGATGTAAAGCATTAAATTAGTCATAGCCTGTTATACTCCCACTAAATTTTATAAAATCTGTAACCTCACCTAATATCTCAAGATTTTCAATAAATCCTTGCCCTGCTTCAATATCAGGACCAACAATTTCCCAATTTACCTTAATTCTCTCTAATGCTTTTAAGCCTGTCCACGACATTATACTGTTATCTGTGGTCATAACACCTTCAAAAGGAATTGAGTAGGTGTAGAGCCTTCCTAATTGAGCCTGAGCGCCTGACTGTGTAGTCTTGCAAGTACCGATAAAAGAAATCTGCTCTGATCTACTAACAGAACTCAAACAACCTACAGGTATATCGTTTATGTATAACATCATGGCGTTCCTTTTACTGTTACCCGAGTTGTTGCTCCATAGTCTGGCGTTTTAACATAATCTAAAGCTATCTCTTCATTTACAATCCTGCCTAATACTGCTTTACAGATATTCTGTTGCAAATCATAGTTTAGCGACAAATTCATAAAGTACCCTGTAATTGAGTTAATTGACCATCTAGTCACAGGATTAAAATATCCAAAGATAGAACCTTCAAACCTTACAAATGGTCCTGCATATAACCTCTGTTTTTCTTCAACTGCAATCCTTAGAAATTCCTTATTAACCTCATAAGGCTCTGCTAAAATAGACTCAGATATTCCACGCCTTACCCATCGTTCTGTCAAAGTAACCTCATCATCCTGATAAATAGCACCAACATACATTACATTAGGACTATCTCCATTAAAGACATTGATAGTCTCAGGTACAAAAGTAAATTTACCTGTTTGTGTTGCCGTATGTATCTCACCAATCTCATCCCCAAAGTCTAAAAATACATAAGCAGAAATCCGAGTATAAACTATATCATTTACAGTCCCTGAAGGTGCTAATATTCTAAAAGTAACATTTCCGCTAATTGGAACGGCATTAGATATAATTGTTTCCGTACCTCCTCCAACTGTTGACCTGATCTGATAATAATTTATTCCCGGAACGCCTGGAGTATTTGCCCAACTTCCATCTGCCTGTAAATAATAGGTGCTTAATCCATCAAATAAACTAATGACAAAATTCATATCCGTAGTCAAAGCAGGATTTAAATTTTCATATTCAATGATAAACTTTAATCTCTCTTGAACTGTAAAATTAGCCGTAACAGGTATTAGATTATTATTTTGATAATAGTTAGTCAATGTCGGATAAGTACCTCCATCTGAATAAAAGACTACGCCACCAGTTATTAAACCTGCATACATTGTACCTGTTTTAGTGTATCCGGGAATAGTTACGCTATCACAAGGACCAATTGGATCGCCTCCGCAACTTTGCCCTGCACCTGTTAAATTTGGATTTGCTAATTTCTCATCTGTATTCTCAAGTTTACCATACAGATAAGCCATAGACGCATTTTTATATGGTCTATCAATCATCTTCATCTGGTCGGTATTGATATGGAAATAAGGCGATGCAATTACGCCCTCACTCTCACCTCCTAAAGTAGCATCTAAGTCAATCGTAACAGTTGGCTGATCATATATCCTCTGACCATCTAAATATTTCCTAAATGCTAAATCACCACTCAAAGCCAATTCAGTTGGTCTATAAATATACCACTCGCCACCGCTTTGTATCATCACCGCAGTCCATTCCTCTAGTATTGACCTTAGTACATCCTCGCAATTCATAGGAGTAAATTGGTCATCTTTTAGATAACGCTCACTATTTACAAAAGCCATGTCCAAAGGATCGTATGAATTGCCCTGAGTCATGCTCGTTTCATAAATATTAACGCAAGTATTTAAGACTAAACTAGGAGCATCTAATCGTATTAGACAGGCATTTATAACCTCTAAAAAACTTTGTTTGCCTAAATAGAAATTACCATCATTCTGGACATAGGACAGATTTTTAAGCAACCCTAAACCATCAACGGCATTTACAGAAATCGGATAAGGTGCAAAGGTGAAGGCTTCCTGACATCCATCTGGAATGATAAAACCTGACCAAATCAAGCCTCCATTTCTAAATATCTCTACTAAAAACTCCCTTTCATTTTCGGTATATAAATCCTCTAATTCAAAGTCCTCAGTAGCTATTAGGTTTAACGTAGCCTCAGAGCCTATGATAGCCTCTAGCTTATTGCTTGAAGTATTCTGATAGTTAATTTGAATAGGATTTTGTTGAGCCTGAATTTCTATTACTTCACCATCATAATCTAATTGCGATATATCACAAGTATAATCATCAGGAGTACCATTCTCAATCCTAGTATCTCTATCTGCGTAAAAGGTAAAAAAGTATTTAAGGTTATACATTATGGTCCGAATCTTTGAAGTTTAGCACCTGCTCTATTTAATACACCAATTAAGTTAGTTCCTGAAATCTCAAATACAACTCTACCACCGCCAAAATCTTGAGATGATCCTGCTGCGCTTGTGCTGATAGTTGATGATGCTTGTGGAACTGGCACTCGTTTTTTCTTGCTTAATAATGATACAATACCTGCTGCGGCAGCAATACCTGCTAAAATAGGTAATAACAAACCACCTGATGCTACTGTTCCTGCTGCCACTCCTGCAGTTCCTACGCCTACTGCTCCACCCGCTGCCACTCCTGCTCCAACTGTTCCTAATCCTATTGTTCCTGCCGCTGCTATTGGTGCGCCTAAAATTACACCTCCTGTAGATGCTGCTACTCCAGATAAAGCACCTGCCGTAGCTACACCTGCAGTAGCACCTCCTGCTCCTATTCCTAAAAATTTAGCTACACCTGCTAATGATCCTAATCCTCCTCCTTTTTGAAATTGACTATATTCATTACCTGTATTGAATTTAAATAAATTAGCTAATTGCCTTGCCGCATCACTTGCAACTACTGACAACATTGTATTTAAAATAGCTTTGCCTAAACTATCAAAAGATAGCTTACCATTCATTAAAATATCGTTAAAGAAAGTTTCAAAGTTAGTCTGTAATTTAGGTAGCAAAGTATCATTAACATACATTTGCCAATCTGTTAAGCCTGTTTTTAAAGTTGTACCTACATCCTTTGCTATAACAGGCATAGTAGCTGCTAATCCTTCACCTATTCCAACTGCTGCATTTACACCAACTTCCTTACCTTGAGCCTTAATCTGATCTGGATCAATAGCTAATAATTGAGTTTGTAATCTTTTAATTATGCTACTATCAGCAGTAAATCCAATACTTATTAAATCATTTATTGCTTTTCTTAAAGCTACAATTCTCTGCTCATTGCCTTGACCAAATGTAATAGATACATCTGATGCTATTTGTTTAAAATCAACGCTTAATGCTTTTAATATATCTGATTGAGTTTTTAAATCTTTATTTGATTTATCTATTTTCTCAGGATCTATTACAACATCTGCTCCATAAGTTTTTATTAATTGCTGAGTAACACCATCAAGTATTTTAATTTCACTAGCAGCGTTTTTATAAACTTGATTTAACTCATTTATTTTGTTTTTACTATTTTCAACTGCTTTTGATGTTTTGCTAATTCCACCCTCTAAAGCTGCTTGACCTTGTATATCTAAAGTAGCTTGTTTCTGCGCAGTACGTTTTGATAATTCAGCCGCAGACTTATCTAATTTTGATTGTTCCTTTGTTAATTCAACTTTTGCATTTAATTGTTGATTGATTAGCTTTTGTCTATTTTCCTCTGCTGCTTGAGCATAACCTTTTGCTAATATTGCATCTGTTAAAGACTTATAAGCTGAGGCTGCTTTACCTGCTAAAATTTCTTCTGCAGTTAATCCTTCTAAATATTTAGGGTATCTTTTAATTAAATCATCTGCAATTTTTAATCTTTCTTTTGCAGGAATATTTACATTTTGAGTTGCATTGTAAAGACTTTGTAATTGAGATAAATCTTTAGAGGCATTTGACCTACCTGCTGCTTGAACTTGCTCAATAGTTTTTATACTTTCTGCTAATTCCTTATTAGCATCAACCGCTTCCTTTGTTGATTTATTTGCTCTTTGCTGATACTGTTGATAAAATACAATTGCAGCAGTTACAACCGATAAAGCAATACCTAATCCTGCAGGACCAATTAATGACTGACCTAATGCTTTTAATGCTGCTGAACTTGAACCTGACTGAGCCTTTAATTGTTGGAATGATTCAAGCAAAGGATTTAAGTTGTTTTGAATACCTATAAATCCAAATGGAGCATCCTGAGCAACTCTACCCAAATTAGTTAAAGCAAAAGCAGCCTGATTTGATCCTGCTGAAAATTTATTAAAACCAACTCCATTGATAGCATTTCTAGTGCCTACTAATTGGGATTCGGTAGCTTTAATAGCATTATTTAAAACAAGTATTCTGCTCGGATCTGTTGAGTTTTTAACACCATCTTTAAATACTTTTAACTGTCTCTCTAATGTGCTTAAACTTTTGCCTATTGATAATAAATCACCATTTGTCGCAACAGTAAACCCTTTTAATGCTTTTTGCGCACTATTTAAATCTTTATCTAATTGCCCTAAAGGCGCACCAATAGGTATCTCAATTCCTTGCATTTTCCAAATATTTAAGCATCGCTTTGTTCATTTGTTCTTTTATTCTGTCCATGTCTTTAATCTGCTCATCTTCATAAATAAATGACATAAACTTTTTATAGGTTGGCATCCCTTTATTTACATGGACTCTCATTCCATTCCATGTTGCCCATCCTATCCGCTCCCATTCTTTTTTTTCTCTATTAAAAAAACCCTGACATTTCAATATATATTGATTCCATGTCAGGGCATAAAAGTCATCAGGCATCAAACCCAGTTCTCCAAAAGCAAATGTTAGCACATCTTTATTCCAATTTAACTTTCCGCCTTGCTTTTTTTTTGTTCTACCTGCTCTGTATTTAATCCTAAAACTCTAAATACTTCCTGTGAAACTACAACAATCAATTGACCTCCAGAACCTCCTGCAGTATCAATCCATTCATGTATATCAAACTCGGTAAAATCAACTATTTCACCTTTCTTTAGTATCGGATAACTTGCAGCATGGTACATAAAGACTCGCAGAAATGGCAGTAACTGCTTTCCTAGCAAATCAGACAAATCAGTAACCGATGCATTAAAATGATTCAAGGTCTGCTCTAAAGCATAATTGCCAAAGAAAAACTGCTTATCAACCTCACCGATTTTATACGTTAAATGACCTTCCATTTAGTAACCTGGGTATGGATCAGTTTCAGTTATATCTCCATCGCCTAACATAGTACCTGAGAAAGTAATAAACTCACCTTCAGCACCTGTAATATCTAATGCGCTAAAATAAGCAGCACCAAACTGAGCATTAAAGTTTGGATCTTCTGTTCCATTTTCTTTTAACAATGCAATCTGGTATTCAGTCAAAGTCTTTGCTCTAGCAAGGTTTTTGATAGTGTCCCATGATGCTTTAGCAGTATCGCCACCTGCACCGCTTGTATCTGTAAAAACTCCCTCAAAAGGAATCTCATATGAATAAGTAGTAGGTTTTCTGCGAGTCACGCCCGGATCACATTTAGTTACTGTTTCTGCGAAATCCCATGATTCAGAAATTCCGTTTGAAGTTAAACACGCTACTGGTTTCCATGTACCTGAGTTACGGATGTATAGCATGAATAAACTGCCTGAATAAAATTGCTCGTCTGCCATTTTAATTGATGTTTAGTTTATGATTAAAAATTAATATGTATTGAAATACGTTTTCCGTATCTGTCTCTAAAATTACCTCTGTACTTAAATTTTGCATTGTTTCTACGTTATGGAAATCAATTAATGTAATTCCATCAACTTGTATTAAATCTGCTATCTCTTCACCTATAACCATCGCAAAACTCAAATCTCCTGTTCCATTTGGATATTTTGTTACTATCTGAACAGTCATTGTGCATTCATACCAATAATTGCACTTTGTTTTATTTTGTTGCTTTGTCTGGCTTGACAAAATTACGTATTTTTTCGGTACGTTTTTCAAAGGAGCAGATTTGCTATAAACAGGTATATCAATGCCTCCAACTATTAAATTAGCTAAAGCATCTTTATAAGCGTTTAAAACAGATAGATTCGGATCCTTCATTTCATCAAATATAATTATTTTTTGGCATTATATTTTTTAGCTTCTCTCTCTAATGTTTTTACTAATCTTTTTTCATAGATAGGAATGTTTTGCAAATAGGCAGGTATAAAATATGGTTGCGGTTTTATTCCTGTTCTAACAATGCTAACTGCTATTGGATAAGCTAATTTCTCATCAATTCCTTTTCTCCTGCACCAATCTTTAATATTTTCTAAAAGTTGGTCAAAAGTACCTCCGCCTTTGCCTCTATATTTAGCAGCTAATGATTCAAAACCTGCAGGTATTTGCACCTTTGTACCTGTACCAAATTCAACATAAGCAGAATAAGGAGCATTAGA